ACTCTTAGTGGAAGTTATAGTGGAACAGAATTAGACATTCTTGCTAATGATCCCAATGCACCTGATGATCATGGATTTTATACTGGAGATAGGGTTTATTATAAGCCTTCTGTAGTTGAAACAAGTGAATTCGATACTGATGGAATATTATCAATATCTACAGCAACTAGTAAATTCCCTGAATTAGATGAAGGTCTTTATTTTGTTAGGAGAGTTAGTGCTAGTAAAATAAATTTAGCTAAAAGTCCTTCTAATATTCAGAATGGTATTTACATTTCTGTATCGGGAATTGTGACTTCCAATACCCTTCAAGATTATGATTTTTATAAGAAAGAAATAGAACCTCAAAATATTATAAGAGAAATAAAAGAACCTATTAATAAGAGTGGAAATTATGAAATAGAGCCTGGTGATAAAACAGGTATGTTTCTTAATGGAGTTGAACTTTTAGATAAAAAATCTTCTGAAACTGTATTTTATGGGCAAATTAAAAATCTTGAAATAGGAGCTCCGGGACAGGGATATGATATTATAAATCCTCCAAGTCTTGATATCACAGATGCAGTTGGATCTGGAGCAACTGGTATTTGTGCTGTAAAGGGTTCTCTTGATAGAATTGAAATTATTGATCCTGGATTTGATTATCTGGACAAACCATATGTTACTATTACCGGAGGAAATGGTAACGGGGCTTCCGCAGATGTTAATATAAAGTCAATAGAACATCTTGTTTCTTTTGATGCATCTCCTGCATCTGACGATGTTAATATTGAAGTTATATCAGGATATCCTACATCTTCTGGTATAGGAAGTACTAATATAATTGGATTCTCTACTTATCATAAATTTAGAGATTATGAGAAAGTTGTTTATAAAACAGATAAGCAAAATAATCTAGTTGGTCTTACCACTGATTCTTTTTATCATGTTTCTGTTGTAAATGCTACTAAGATTAAACTGCATAATACAGAAAGTGATGCCGTATCAGGAATAAACACCATTCCTATTGAGAATTATGGAGTTGGAATTCAATATTTTAAAGCAGCAGTTAAAAAAGAAGTAATTTCTGCTATTAATGTTACTAATAGTGGTGAAGGATATCAAAATAAAAAGAGAACTACTACTACTTCAGGTATTAGTACTTCTCGTAATACAATTAATATAGATTTTCATGGTTATGAGACAGGTGAGACACTTACTTATGCTACTACAGGTACTGCAGTTGAAGGACTTAATACATCCAATCAGTATCTGGTTAAGAAATTAAATGATTATTCATTTAAACTTTCTCACGTTGGTCTTGGGACAACTTCTAAAACACAATATCTTGATACAGAACAATATATTGATTTAAGGTCTATAGGAAGTGGAGTACATTCTTTCAATTATCCTACTATTTCAGTTACTGTTACTGGAAACATTGGAGTATCTACTTTAGCCAATCAAGATTTTTCTGCTCAAGTTCAACCGATCTTTAGAGGTGAAATTGATTCAGTTCACTTAACTGATAATGGTAGTCAGTATGGATCTGATCATATTATTAACTATGATAGGCAACCACTTTTTGAATTTAGAAGTGGCAAAAATGCAGAAACAATAGTTATTGTTAATAATGGATCTATTCAAGAAGTTCTAGTTACAAGAGGTGGATCTGGATATAATTCTCCACCAAATATTACAATTGAAGGAACTGGTAAATATGCTACTCTTGTTCCCGTTATTCAAGATGGAGAAATTAAAGAAATAAAAGTAGTAAATGGTGGTAAAGGATATGATGATACTACAACCCTTACTATTGAGGCGGCAGGAAAAGATGGTCGATTAAGAGCTAATCTTGAGAAATGGACAGTAAATCTCTTCCAGAAATATGTTAATACTTTAACTCCTGATGATGGAATTATAGAAACGTCTTTGTCTGATGATGGTGGATTGGAATATTGTCATTTGTATGCTCCTAGAAAACTTAGGGAAACTGTATTTGTAAGGAATCAGGGTGGAACCATAGTATATGGAGCTACTGATTCTCCTAAATTGGTTGAAGGTGAAATTCAATATGGAGTTAGTGACTTAAGAACGAGTAGTAATGAAGAACAGACATCTTTATATCATTCTCCTATTTTAGGATGGGCATATGATGGTAATCCCATTTACGGTCCTTATGGATATACAACTCCAGAAGGTGGAACTGTTAGAGCAATGGTATCTGGATATGAGCCTATTTCTAATACAACTCGTCCTCCTGAAGCAAATTTCCCTCAAGGATTTTTTAATGAAGACTTTAAATATAAAGGCACAGGAGACCTTGATGAACATAATGGTAGATTTGCAATAACGCCAGAATATCCAAATGGTGTATATGCATATCATACTACTATTAATAATGGTGAAACAGAAACTGATGGATCATTTAAGGGATATTTTAAACCTACTTTCCCATATGTTATTGGTACTAGTTTCTATTCTCAACCAAATGCGTTTAATTTTAGCAAGTATTCAAATACTAATGATTATGAATTAAACAATTCTAAGTGGTTTAGAAATACTTTAGGTTATCGATTTAAGTCATCTAATAGTTCATATCCTTTTGTTTTTGATCCTGATAATGTAAAGAATCAAATCGTAAATATTGATTATGCTTCTGATGGTGGTGTTCAGTCAGTTGGTGTTGTAACGGGTGGTTTCAAGTATAATGTAAATGATAGAGTCTTATTTGATAATGCTCTTACTGGTGGAACAAATGCTGCTGCTAAAGTTAAGAATCTTTATAGTCCTGGTATCACTTCAGTAAGTGTTGCTACCACATCATTCTCTGGCGTAGAATTTGAAACACTTGATGGTGTTGGTAATATTATTGGTTTTACTACAGCTCCTCATGGATTAAAGAATTTAGAGACACTTAATGTTTCTGGTCTTAGTTCTTATTTTGCTAATCTTGAAGGTTCATATACTTTGGGTATAAGGACTGATGATTTTAGAACCACCTTAGGAGTTGGAACGACAGGAACCACAGGATTAACGACTTTCTTCTATAGTGCAGGATTCCTCAATTTCCCATATATCCGAGAAAATGATGTTTTAAATGTTGGTATTGGAACTACTGCTGAAAAGGTTAAAGTTCTTAATGTGGAACCTGCTAATGAAAGAATTAGAGTTGTAAGAGAATATGATGGTACAGTAGGAGTTGCATTTAGTGCTGCTACTCTTCTTGTAGAAAATCCACGTAAATTTAAGTTTAATACTGGATTTAGAACAGACTTTAGTTATACTGTAAATAGAGAAATTTATTTTAATCCCAATGAATCAGTTGGAGTTGGTACATCTGCGATTGCAGGAATTGGAAGTACGATAACTTTCTCAATGCCTGGTCTTGGAGCAACACAAGTCTTTGTTCCCCATCAAGCAATCTATCTTCCAAATCATGGTTTAAAAACTGGAGAAAAGGTTAGATATTCAAATCATGGTGGGACTGGAATTGGATGTTGGCACGCTATAACTGGTATTACTTCAGGAACACAATTCGAGTTACCAGAAGCTCAAGATTTATATGTTGCTAAGATTTCTAATGATTTTGTTGGTATATCTACAATTAAGGTTGGTCTAGGAACTACAGGAACTTTTGTAGGAGTAGGATCAACTACTACTCAAGGGTTACCATTCTTTAGGAATTTTGGTATAGGGGATTATCATAGTTTTACTACTAAGAGAACTGCTATTTCTGGAGAGATTGATCAGAATGTAGTTACTGTTTCTGTTGCAGATACTCATGGATTATCTTTAAATGATATAGTTCAATTTACTGCTCTTCCCAAGGATACTGAGACAATAACAGTTAAGTATGATGACGATAATCGAAGAGTAGTATTTAATTCTTCTACTTGGGCTGCTGGAGATGTTAGTATTTCAGAAGATACTATTACCATTAGTGATCATGGTTTAAGTACTGGAGATAAAGTAATCTATACGGCATCTACTGCTTCTGGTGGATTAGTAAATGAGGAAATATATTATGTTCTTTATTATACTAAAGATAAGATTAGACTTTGTAAGACAAGATATGATCTTAATTTAACGATTCCTAAGTATGTTGATATTACTACTGCTACAGCAGGTACTATTTCTCTAATTAATCCTCAACTTAACGTTTATAAGAATAAGATTGTTCAGTTTGATTTATCTGATAGCTCTTTGTCGTCTATAGTGGGATTAACTTCTTATAGTGCTTTTGCTCTTAATTTCTATAAGGATCCTGAATTTCAATATGAATTTGAGTCCACTGAAACTTCTGTAAATTTTGAAGTTGTTAGAACGGGTGAAGCTGGAATTACAAATAATGCCAATGTAAAAATATTTTTAAATGATTATGTTCCTACTAATTTCTATTATAAATTAGATGTTATAAACGAAGATAATATTGCAGATATTAAAAAGGAAATAGTTATTGATAAAGATGTATTTAATCATAATCAAATTACTTTAGTTGATAGTAAATATTCAGGACCTCATACACTTGTAGGATTAGGTACAACTACATTTAATTTTACTCTCAGTACTTATCCCGAAGCAAGTTCTTATAATTCATCTACAGCTAATCTTTATTACACTACTAAGTCTTCAACTGCTTATGGTCCTATTGCTGAAGTTGAAGTCTTTAATGCAGGAACTAAGTATGAGTTTACGCCAGGAATTACTACGGTATCTTCTAAGTATGGAAAAAATGCTATATTAGAAGTTGAAAGCCATTCAATCGGAAAGGTTGAAAAGACTACTATTGAGAATATTGGTTTTGATTATCCTAGTGATTTTACTTTAAAACCATCTCTCAATCTTCCAGAAATTCTTACAATTGAACCTCTTACATCATTTGCAAGTATTGGCATTTCTTCTGGAGGTAGAAATTATCTTACTGATCCAGAGTTAGTTGTTTTGGATGGATATACTAATGAAATAGTTGATGATGTTCATCTCATTTATCAAGTGGGAGCCACGTCAGTTAAGATTTTCCAGAATACTTATGGAATGAATAATGTTCTTCCAACTATTATTCCTATTCATAATTCCAATGGAGTTGGTATTAATTCTATAACATATAGCACTTCTTCTCCGGGAATTGTTACTGCAGGAATCAATACTGGATTTAGTGATATTTTCCCAGTTGCAGTGGGTGATAAAATATTAATTGAGAATACAAGTGTTGGTGTTGCAAGTACTGGGAAAGGATATAATTCAGATGCTTATAATTATGCATTATTCCCAGTTACTGCTATAGATCCAAATTTGGGTGGATTAAAAGGATCTATCACATGGGATATGTCTTCTGTACTTGACACAAATGAGTATCCAGGATTCTATGATTCTACTGTTAATTTTGGAAGAATAATTCCTCAAAAAGATTTTCCAATTTTTGATATAAAATTAAAGACAAATGATTATTTTATAGGTGAGACAGTTACTTCTCCTACTGCTACAGGAGTTGTAGAAAGTTGGAATAATAAGGTTAAAGTTGTTAAAGTTATATCAGGTCAGGACTTTAGGGTAAATGATACTCTATCTGGTGAAACATCTCGCACAAAAGGAATCATTAAGAATAAAGTTGATTTTGATTCTTATGTTGAATTGGGACCTTATTCTCAAGTTAATAAAGGATGGACATATGATACTGGTATTTTGAATAATAATGTTCAAAGACTTCCTAATAATGAGTATTATCAATACTTCTCTTATGCTTTAAAATCTAGAATTCCTTATGAAACTTGGAATGATCCAGTAAGTGTATTGAATCATACATCTGGATTCATGAAATTCTCTGATTTAGTTATGGAAACTCAACCAGATGAATTTACTGGAATTTTTGCTAATAATAGTATAACTGATGTTACTGTTGATATTGAAGGAGAAGGACATCTTGCTTGTGTTTATACATTTGATTTAGCATCTGAAAAAACAGTATTGATTGGATCTAAATTAGTTTCTAATGAAATTATTTTTGAGAATAGAGTATTAACTGATTACTTTGAATCTAAAGGTAATAGGGTTCTAATAATTGATGATTTTAGTAATGAATTTAATCATAAGCCTAGACCAAACGCTTGGAGTGTAGTTGATGATTATAAGTTAGCTTCTTCTAGAGCGAAAAAATTCTTTACTTATGTAAGAGATACAAGATACACCCAAGAAAGACAAGTGATGATCGTCACATTAGTCCATGATGGTTCTAATGCTGTTATGAATCAATATGGTAGAATTGAAACTCATCCTGATTTGGGATCTTTTGATTGGAAAATAAAAGGAAATGAGGGACAACTTTTATTCTATCCAGTTAAATCTAAGTATAATAATTATGATGTTACTAATATTTCATGGGATCTTGCAAGTAATTCTGCTGGAATAGGTAGTGTTGCCTTAGGTAGTGTTGCTCATATTAATTCCCACCATAAAGCTATGGCTAGTGGAACTAGTAGTGCCACTACTATTGTGGGAATTGCATCCACTTATCGTTCATCTAAGATAATGGTGGAAATTGGAGCAGATGATGAGAGTTTCTATGAATTTGATGAACTTAATGTTATTCATGATGGATCAACTGTTGATTTAGTTGAATATGGTCAATTAACTGATAATAACCAAATAAATCCATCAAGTTCTTATGCTGGATTGGGAACTTATTATGCTTATCTAGATGGATCTCGTATTAAGATAGATTTTACACCAGATTCTGCTGTTGGTGTTGCTCATAGTGTTAATTCTATAAGTGTCTCTATTGCTAGCAGCACATCACTTGCTACTGGAGTAGGAACTGCTACTGAATTAACTACTGGATTGCTTGATTCTTGGTATACTTCAATTGCTGCTTCAGGAACACCTGGTATAACCACAATTGCAGAATATCATGACGATTCACATGGTGCATATTATATCGTTCAAGTAGAAGATACTACTAATAAGCGATATGAGATGTCTGAGGTATTGGTCTGTGATGATGATACTACACCAGTTATAACTGAATGGGGTCATATTCAATCTGGAACTAGTGGTTTAGGAACTATTGGTGTTTCTACTACATCTAGTGGAAGAACTTCTTTAACCTTTATTCCAAATCATAATATTAAAGTTCAGGTAAGAGTTTTCCAGAATGTTTTAAGTCTTGTTAAAGATGATGTTGATACAACTACTATTGATCTGGATAATGCTTCAATCAATTCAAGTTATGGTACTTATAGAGGAACTCATAGCGATATTAAGAGAGAATTTGGATTACTTCATGGACAAAGACCAATTTTCCAAAGATTCGTTGATGGTAGTGATGCAGACATAGTTAGTGTTTCTTCTGATACTATTACTATTCCTGATCACTTCTTCGTAACAGGAGAAAAACTTAGATATTCTTGGGCTGGAATAGGATCCACTCAAGCAATTGGAATAGCACAAACTACTATTTCTGGTCTTACTACAACTCGTTTACCTCAAACTGTTTATGCAGTTAAGGTTAATGAGAGTACTCTTCGTTTTGCTTCAAGTGCTGAGAATGCATTAGTAAATCCTCCTACTTATTTTGATATTACTTCTGTAGGTATTGGAACTTCTCATTCCTTCACTTCTTATAATCAGAATTCTAAAGCAATTGTTGCAATTGATAATGTAATTCAATCTCCTGTTGTTGCTGGAGTTATTACTACTACTCTTGCAAAAGATGTCGCTTTATTGGATACTAAGCTTACATTTAGTGGAATAACATCGTTCTTTAGCGGAAATCTCGTCGAAATTAATGATGAGATTATGAAGATCAATTCAGTTGGTTTTGGAAGCACTAATGTAATATTGGTAGAGAGACCTTGGATGGGAACAGGTCTTGCTGCTCATTCTACCGGTGATTTGGTTACAATTGTTGAAGGTAATTATAATATTCGAGAAAATCAAATTCACTTTGTTTCTGCACCTTATGGACCAGATCCTATATCTACTACAACTGGTGATCCAGATGATAGGGATTGGACTGGAATCACGACTCATTCTACCTTCCAAGGTAGAACCTTTATGAGGAGTGGAAAGAAAGGTACAGTTGCTGAAACTTATAAGAACAATATGATCTTTGATGATATTTCTAATGATTTCACTGGAATTGCTAAGACATTTACTTTAAAATCAGGTAAATCAAATGCCCTTGGATTCTCTACAAGTAATGGTGTAATTTTAATTAATGGTATCTTCCAAGGTCCTGAAGGAGTTCAGTCAAGAGAAGAAGATTATGAAATGAAAGAGAGTGCTGGTATTTCTAGTATTTTCTTTACCGGTACTGCGTCTTCAGTTACTTATGATCCTAATAATGCAAATGTTCCTGTTGGAGGAATTATTGTTTCTGTAGGATCTACTGAAGGATTTGGATTCCAACCTCTTGTAGCAGCAGGTGGCACTCCTGTAGTCTCTTCAGCAGGGACTATTCAATCAATTGGTATTGGAACAAGTGGATCTGGATATAGATTGAACATTCAACCAACTGTTAATGTAGCAATTCAGACTTCAAGTTTGTATGCAGCAAACTATACTGCAATTGGTACAGCACAGATTGTTAACGGTGGTATTACTGGAATAGCAATTACAAATCCACATGTCTTCTATGCACCTGTAGATGTTTCAAATGTTGGATATAGTTCATTAACTGGATTGTCTACAATTACGACACACCAGGCACATGGATTGCAAATAGGAGAAGAAGTTAAATTATCTGGTATTGCATTTACATGTGACTATACTGCTCCTATTGGCATCTATACAGCGGACTATACAAGTAGCACTGGTGTAATGACTGTTACTACCAGTAGTGCTCATGGATTCAATGCTTATGGTAAATCTAGTGTTGTTATCTTTACCGGGTTAGGAATGACCTGTGCTATTGATTCTGGTGTATCAACTCATTATTATCCTAGAGGACATGATCCAGCATACAA